AACTCAATCATTCCACGCTGCAAGTTTTTCATGAATGAACTTCTCAAGAGAAACGATGGTGATCTTGAAAAAGTTTTGGAAAATCACATCCGTGTCGTTCGCAAAGTTTATTCTGAAGCAGATCGTTGCGGTATTGCAACCTTCCAGCCAAAAGATGAAAAGAACCAAGATTCGACTGAATTGACTGGTGATATTAACTTCAGAAGTATTAGTCACTTCGGTTCCGACTCTGACCCACGCAGCTTTAATTTCGACGGCGAATTCTGTGTTGGTAATCGTGGAATGATTGAGTTCATCGAGGCTCTTAAACTCGATCAGGCATTCTTGTATGACCTGTTGGGTGCATCTCAAGAACAAAACATCAAACCCAAGAAGTTTAGCCAAGTTTCAATTGATGAGGCTATCTTCGCTCACACCAACAATCCAGAATATGAAAAGTTGCGTTCCAACCAGTATATGGAAGCGTTGCGTGACCGTACTGTAAAGGTTGACGTGCCTTATACCCTCAAGTGGTCTGAGGAATTGAAGATTCTCGAAAAGGATTATGGTCCTGAAAGAGTTCGTCAACACGTTGCTCCGCATACTTTGGAAATCGCAGCTTTGTGGGCCATTTTGACTCGTCTTAATGACGACAAAGATGGCAAGATTGACTTGGTTGCCAAGGCCGAACTATACGATGGTAGACTATTGCCCGGTTGGACTGAGGAACAAGTCAAAGAGCTTCGTGACCGATATGACAACGAAGGCATGACAACTGGTATTTCTGTGCGATATGTACAGGATAAGATTTCTAACTGTCTTGCCAACAATCATGAATATGTCAATATGTTCATGGTCTTGAATGAAATCCGTGAAGGCTTGGAAGGTTCTTCCTTGTTGAATAACAAGGACGAAGTTGGCCGATACATCGGGTGTGTTGATTTAGCTGTCAAGAAATTGACAGATATTCTCAAATCTGAAGTTCAGAAGGCTTTGGTTGGAGATGAAGACGCAATCATCAGATTGTGTGGAAATTACATCGACAACATCATGGCTTATATCAATAAGTCGAAGATCAAAGACCAAATTACAGGTCAAGATCGTAAGCCTGACGAAAGATTGATGCGTCAGATTGAATCGAAAATCGACATCCCAGATCAAGGGGCCGACGACTTCCGACGTTCAATTGCGGCCTTTATTGGCGATCTTTCCCACAAGGGCAAAGAGTTTAAGTGGGACAGCAACGCCAAGTTGAAGAAGGCTTTGGAAGCAAAACTATTCGAGGATGTTAAAGACACAATTAAGTTGTCTGCTCTCCATGTGAGTGGTGCAACTGTTGTTGATAAAGACATTCAAGAAAAGATTGATGCTATCAAGACCAGATTGATTAAGCAGTACGGTTATAATGAGCGTTCCGCTACAGACGTACTTGACTTTGTTGGCGGCATCTTTGCTCGTGGCGATTTAGCCGAAGATGAATAATTAAAAATGTAAGCCGCCACTGCCCTATCAGTTGGGGATTGCTTGACTGGTAGGGCAGTTTTTTAGGGGTGCATAATGTTAGCGGGTAATTTTTGGTTAAATCTTAAAATGAAAAAAGACTTACACAAAGAAATAGATTCTTTGGCAATGGACGTATGGAGTGATGATGGTACTCTTGGCGATTTATTTGCTTTATTGACCGACGAACAAACTCAACTTCTTTTTGATATGAAACTTAAAACTTTTGAAAGTGACGATGGAGATTTGAGTTTTGTATTTGAGGTTATTGATCCATAATGTCACAAGTTCAACATTTAATTCAAGAAAGTTTTTCTCTTCTCCAAGAGCCGATTTATGTTAACATTAAATATGACGGAGAAAACTTCAAAGTCGAACTTCCAGCCGGTATTGAATCTTCAGTGGTTAGTGTTGGCCCAGCACGATATTTTAATTTAGAAGAAGCAATTGGAAGTTGTCTTTTACATTACATGAAGTTAAAGACAGAACTTAAAAACATAAAGGAAGGTGCTTTATGCCAAGACGCATAGAAGAAGATCACAAAGATTTCATTGATGTTGTGTCTGGTCGTCTTCGTAAGGCTTTGAAAAAGTTTATCAAGAGCGGCAAGATTGTTAGAAATCGTGGCAAACGTGGCAAAATTCAAATATCAATCCCTAAAATTGATATTCCACACATTACATTCGGGAATAATGACAAAGGTATTGGTCGTGGCCCCGGCAAAGACGGCGATGTAATTGGTCGTGACGACAAGGGCAAGGGAGATCGTGCTGGTCAGGGTGAATCCGAAGGTATTACCATCAATTTGGATTTGGAAGTAGTATTAAAGTTTTTGGCTGATGAATTAGAACTTCCAAATCTCAAGCCAAAACCCAGCGATACATTTGATGAAGTAAAAATCAAATACAACAATATTTCTTTGGTGGGGCCAGAGTCTTTGCGTCATAATCGACGCACGTTCTTGCAGGCTCTCAAGCGTCAAGCTGCCGAGGGGACAATTGACCAATTGGAAATTGTACCGGGTTGCCCAACTCCGATGCGGACAATTAAGCCAATTCAAAAAGACAAGCGTTATCGTCAATATAACGAGATTAAATTTCCATCGACAAATGCCCTGATTATTTACGCTAGAGACGGTTCTGGCTCTATGGATGCGTTTAAATGCGATGTCGTGTCAGATATGGCTTGGTGGATTGATGTTTGGATTCGCAGATTTTATAAGCGTGTAGATCGACTTTTTGTATGGCACGATTCAATGGCTATGGAAGTCGATGAAGAAAAGTTTTATAAATACCGATTTGGTGGTGGAACGACCTGTTCTTCAGCGTTAAAGTTTATTGCAAAACAATTTGAAAATCGTTATACTCCACAAAAGTGGAATATCTATGTCTTTTATTTTACTGATGGAGATAATTGGGACGACGATAATCCTTTGTTTTTGGAAACTCTCAAAGAAGAGTTTAAACCACACACTGTAAATTTAGTTGGCATTACCCAGATTATGCCGTACCAGTATAATGGAAGCGTTAAACACGTTGTTGATTCCGCCATTGAGAATGGCGAAATAAATGGCGAGAATATTCGCACTACACAAATTTCTTCTGATTCAGGAGCTTTATCAGAAGAAGACCGAGACAGACAAATTTTGGATGCAATTGCTAAACTTATGGGTGCCGATAAAAAAGCCGATCCTAGTGGAGCTTAAAGATGGCGAGTAAATTTTTTCATGGGTCTTCAATTTTACTAGGGGATAACACTATCCCCGGAGTACAGTTGCCTAAAGAGCTTAGGGATTTGGCACAAACCATTCTCCATGCTTGCAAAGAATGGGGACTCGACTTTTATCCTACAGTTGTTCAATTACTAACATATGACGAAATTTCAGAAATAGCCGCTTATGGTGGCTTTCCTGTTAGATACCCACATTGGTCCTTCGGTATGGAATACGAAGAACTCCAACGTGGTTATGAATATGGAATGCACAAAATATATGAGATGGTTATCAATACCAATCCATGTTATCAGTGGCTTCTAAGTTCCAATACACTTCTTGACCATTTGACCGTTATTGCTCATGCAACCGGCCACAATGACTTCTTCAAGAATAATATTCATTTTTCTGCAACAGACACGAATATGTTGAACAATATGGCGAACCACGGTTCCCGTATTCGTAAATATATGAATCGTTGGGGTAAAGAACGTGTCACAGAATTCATGGATTATTTGCTTAGAATTGATACTTTGATTGATGGTGCAAAAGCATGGCATCACAAAGTAATTAAAAATCCAATTATTTCAGATGCTAGAACGTATCGTCATCCTCGTCGGTTGAAGGTTTCCAATGAACGTCTTTATATGGAACCTTATATCAATACCGGAGATTTCAAGAAGACTGAAAACGAACGAGCTAAAAATCGTGAACTTGCTGATGAATTGAATTTGTTTGCTGAGCCGACTAAAGATATTCTTGGGTTTTTGCGTGATAATGCTCCGCTGAAACCGTGGCAACAAGATATTCTTTCCATGATTTATGATGAGTCTTTATATTTCTTCCCACAACGCCAAACTAAGGTGTTGAACGAAGGATGGGCCTCGTTGACCGACCATGTAATTATGGCAGAACAGGGTTATGTTGGACTTGGCCAGAAAACCCATGATTGTGGTATTATTGAATATGCTGCTCATAAAATGGGCGTGTTGGGCGGGAAGTATTCGACAAACCCATATAAGCTGGGCTTTTATCTGTTAATGGATATTCGTGATCGTTGGGATAAAGGTCGATTTGGCACAGAATGGGAAGAATGTCGAGATTATCGGAAGCGTGAAAATTGGGATACCAAAGCTGGTTTAGGAAAAGAAAAGATATTTGAAGTAAGAAAATATTATGACGACCTGACGTTAATCCATGAATATTTCACAGAAGATTTCTGTCGAGAACAGGAATATTTTGAATGGAAGAAATTTGGAAATGGCGAAACCAGAATTGAATCTCATGATTACAAGACAATTAAAGGCTTGTTGATGAGACGCCATGTAAATGGTGGTTTGCCCGACATTAAGTTGGTTGAACCCAATTATCGTGGCAAAGGTTATTTCCTCTTGCAGCATAGCGTAGATGGCCGTGAGCTTTATGATCCGTATGTAAAGGATGTACTTACTGGTCTTAGATTTATTTGGGGCAACGACGTATTTTTGGCCACTCAAGATGAAGATGGCACTGAAATCATTTATGAATGTTTCAGCAACGATTCATCTAAGGTGAGACGTGTTACAAGAAAACAACACATGGAAAATATGTGGTAATTTATGTCGTTGATAAATTTACAAATACCCGGCGAAGAAACTAAATTGCTTCAAGAAGAACTTGATGTCATCTTGAATGGCAAATCTCCTACTATTTCTGATGGAGATACTTTGAATCTTAATTACAAAGTTGACTTTCCTTCGTTTGACAATCTTGCAGATAGGCTTCGGGCATTAGCCAAAATTTGCGAAAACGATTCAGTAATTATTTCATATAATGTTGATGTTTTCGCTTTATCGGAATTAAGAGAATGCTTGGCTTTACTTGATTTTGTGCAACAAAAAAGTCAACAACATGCATTTGATGACCTAATCACCAGAGTGAATATATTTAATGCCGACGAAGAAAAAGCAGCCTGAACCAGAAGTGGACTTGATCGACTATATGAATCAAGTCCATAATTATGATTTGAATATTGTCGATAGAGAAATTTATTTACACAGTCATTTTGGAGTTGGGAGCGATGAAGAGGAAGCTGGAATTGAATATCGCATGGCGACTCAATTCATCAAGAATCTTCATATACTCAACAAAGTCGAACAGAAGGGCATCCTGATTCATTTTCAAACGCCGGGAGGCGATTGGATATGTGGGATGGCAATTTATGATGCCATTAAACTTTCAAAATCACCCATCAACATCCTAGCCTACGGCGAAGTTGCTTCGATGGGTGTTATTGTTTTACAAGCCGCAAAGACTAGAGTTATGACTCCCAATTGTGAAGTAATGGTTCACAGGGGGTTTGTGACTTTAGAAGGGAATACATCTACGGTTCAATCAAATGCCAAATGGAATTTGAAAATAAACAAAAGGATGTTACAGATTTTGGCCTCCCGTTGTGTTAACGGAAAGTATTTCAAAGCAAAGAAAATGAATGAAGTCCAAATTATGTCGTATATCGACAAAAGAATGAGTAAATTGGGCGACTGGAATTTGAGTGCTGAAGAGGCTGTATTTTTTGGACTAGCTGATGGAATCATTGGCAGTCGAGGATTTGAAACTGCCGATAAGATAAGGAAATAAATATGTTACTAGATGCAATGCACGCCTCAGCTAGAGTTGCTTATGGGCTTGAAAAAGAAGATCAAATACGAGAATGTCTGAATACGCATTATGGGCATCTAGGATATGATTTACTTCCTAGTTCTCAATATGAAGATACCAACGAAAAGACGGATTGTTGGCAAAAAGGAAAAGCAGATAAGCGATTAAGAAGTGCAATCAAAGTCAGAGTAAGCAAGAATGATATATTGGTAGCTCTGCGTGATCCTTTTTATGGCTTTGAACATGAAGACACCAAGGTTGGACGTGATGTGCTGTATGAATATTTCCAATACATTACGCTGTCTAAAGATGAAGAGTTGATTAGGGTTGCTAGTGGCAAGGTTATCCACAAAATTTCTTTAGATTTGATTCAAGAAATATTAGATACTATTGGCGATATAAATATCAAGAAATCGCCCTATAATAAGGGAGTGCCAGTCAAGGTTCTGTCTTCAGAAAAGCACTCAAATTGCGAAGTTTGGTTGCATTATGATAGAAAATCTGGCCGTCCTAAGTTGTTAGGCTTTATTCCTCCTGCTTTGTTGAAGGAGAATAAAGAGATTAAATATCATAAGTTTATAAGGGAACAAAAAAATGAATTGGCTACTAAGTGATGAATTTGTTGCGTTTTCACAAAAGGTTGCAGAAATCCACGCAAAAAAGAAGGCTTTGAAGTCTGAATTGAAAGAATACTACGATAGGATTTCATCTCAGATTAAGTCTTTAGATAAAGAAGCAAGTGTTTTGAGCGATGAATTTGAGCAATGGAAGGCATCCCATGAGGAAGAGGCCACGAAGGTGGTAGTGGAGAAGACTGATGCAGGAGAATAACGAATTGGTTGCCTGCTACATGCCTGATGATTATAAAAATGAACTTCAATTTATTGTGATTGGCGAAGTTGCAAAGATTGAATCCGCATTGAATTTGATTAGAAGTCAAATTGATAAGTCTAGGAACAATCCTTGCGATGAAATCCATGAAGACCTTATTCGTAATTATTCTGAATTAAAAAAAGTTCAAAACATCTTGAGTAGCGTGATTTCATCCATGCGATGGCATAATGGAGATCGTTCAATGTATGATGGCGTAGACGGTTAAGAATTGCGCCTTGACCAAGATTGTAAATTTTATATGATGGGTCAAAAAGGAGCCATACATGCCGCTTGAAATTACTGGATTTGAACATCTTCACCTTCATACAGATTTTAGCGTACTTGACGGGTACGGCATGGTCGAAGAATATGCTGTACGAGCCACACAGATCAATCAGAAATTTCTTACCATTAGTGACCACGGTATGTTGGGGGCAGTTCCTCGACAGATTAAAGCCTGTGAAAAAATCTGTGACAAACATGGCAAAGACGCTCTCTCTCCTATATTTGCTTGCGAACTTTATGTGAACCGATTGCAGCCTGAAATCTCGTCTCTCAAAGATATGCAAAAATATATCTCTGAACTTGGCGAGATAGATCAAATTGAAGCCAAGCAATCAGGCGCACATTTGCTGGCAATTGCTTATAACGAAACCGGATATAAGAATTTGGTTCGTCTCACTTCATGGGGTTGGACAAAAGGGTTTTATCGCAAACCGAGAGTCAACTACGAACAACTTCTCAAATACAAAGAAGGCTTATTCTTTACTTCTTGTTGCTACAATAGTGAAGTCGGAAAAGCATTTGATAAAGGCGGCGAAGAAGCGGGCTTCGCCATGATTGAACGCTATGTTGAAATGTTTGGTAAAGACCATTACTTCTTGGAATTGATGGTCTTGGATTTCAACAAACAAAAACCATACGACGCTTTTATTGTCAAAGCTCACGACAAATACAAACTTCCATTGATTCTTACAAATGATTGTCATTATTGCAAACAAGAAGACAGCCAATATCAAAGACTTATGTTGATGGTGCAAACCAAAAATACAGTTAAAGATATTGAAAGAAAAATGAAAGAAGAAGGCAT